CACCGGGCACCAAGTCGACGTGTTCCAGCCTCGACAGCTGTCTTTTCAAAGCTAATATCCACTGTTGGAATATTATTCTGAATTTCGAAATTCTTAAGAATTTCAGCGACACCTCTGTCTTGATCTGCAAACGTCCACGTAGAACCACCGGAGAGCCGACTCGAGGAGGTACCGGTAAATCGGGTATCAAGGAATTGATACCCGATTTCTTTGCCGTCAGGGCTTGCTCCATTAATAGGTACATTGTGAGGGGAGGTATTCGCAACTGCACCACCATCAACTCCACCGGTCCCGAGACCTGTAGTATTGTACTTATAACGTAAAGCAAACGCAAGACCAACTGGACCGCTCATCGGCTGCACGCCAACGATTTCATTAGTAATGAGTTCAGGGAAAGTACGACGAATAATTGGAATCAAGATCTTCGGTAAACGAGCATCACCTTGGGCATACGTATCACCAGAAGTGATATTCCCCGGAGGGCCGTATTGGACGCCGCCTGTGGCATTACTGCCAAATGCACCGCCGCCGATGGTGTTACCAGCTTCTCGTAGGCAATACGTTTCTTGGTTCTCAAGAAGCATTGCGGTATTAAGACGCGTGTTTTCGTTTTCGATTGGCGCTACATTCTTGGAAGAATAATCGAGCACAGGGCCCCATTTTTCTAGAAGAGCTGCAGCACGACCTTGATCAATATAAGACTGTTGTGGCTTATTTTGTTTCATTAGATTGTTTGTTCCTTTCTTTGACTTTTTTTCGACCTCATAAATTTACGCTTGTAAATTTAGGATTTTCAAATACAAAAGTTGTATTTCTACCAAATTAATTAAAACTTGCCTAATTCTGACATGTATCGAGCAGTTGTATTATTAGAATTATTATTGCTACGGTTATTAGACCGAGTGTAGTCAACGTCTTCTTCTATAATTACATCTGCTTTACTCAGATTTTTGGAAGCTTCAAATTTTAGCATTTCGAGACGATCTTCATGGCTTTTATCGAAAAGACTTAATGTGTAGTCAATATTCTCGTTGATAAATTTGGGTGTTTTACCTTCGAGAACACGCTTAGCATATTCTTTCTTTTTGCCGGGTAGATTCGAAGTTCTTTGTTCAACAATAAGATTGGCTTGCACAGTTGCAAGGCTCTCTCTTAAAGCAGAATTCTGCCTTCTAGTCGTCTCAAGCTCTCGACGAGCTTCATTTATTTGTTTACTGCCATCCAATACGGCAGACCTAACTGATTTTTTCATTAATGACGAATCAATCGCCAGACTCTCTCTCAAATTATTTAATACAACAGAAGCTTGTCGATTCTGAACAGCTCGAAGAACTTCCTTCTGTGGAATCTTCTCTTCAAGGTATAGCTCAATGTAATCACTAAGCTTGTTGACAATATTATGCTTAAATTTAGATGCTTGCTCAGTAACAATTTTATTGTACCGTTTAATGACTGTTTTAAGCTTTCGTGTATTGTTTAAATCAATTGACTCAACAACACTCTTTAATTTCTTGCCGTGATCATTATCAATAGCAATTAAGAGATCCTTTAATTTATTTGTATACTCAGCATCTTGCATAACAAGTGCTTGCTCAACCTGTAACGAAACCTTTTCATTTACAGATACATCAAATGCATTTTGAATCTCATTAAGAGTGCTCTCTGTTAAGATCCCTTGCGTCGCTTCTTTTAGTTTCTCTTTAATGTTCATAAAATTTGTTTAAATTACTTTTTACTCCCCTTTGATTTTTTCATGAATGCTGGTAATTTTTTTTCCGTTTTTCCAGCTGGCTCATTATCATCAGCTTTCATTTTAGATTTTAATAGCCATGGCGGCATTTTAGACGTCTTTTTGTCGCCAACAACTTTCTTGACTGCTTTCTTAATTTTACTTTTTACCTTTTCGGTGATTATTCGATCAAGCCGAACATTTGCGCGATAATAGTCTTCAGCTACCATGCACTGTATAAAGCTCATTATTAATGCTTTGTTAATCATTGTATATTATTATTTATGTAACTGTTTAAGTTTTTTTATGAATTTGTTTTAATTTTATGTAAAAAGTTCAAAATACATTCTTTCAAATATACTTCCATATCACGTTTTGGTAAATCTTTAATATCATTTGAAAAGGTTTCGTATGTTGCTTCATGTACATTATTATTTTCTAAAACCCATTGCTTTGATTCAAGAATACCATTGACGAATGCTTTTGGAAAAGATGGATCTGCAACACAATCAATTGCTACTAATCTCATTTCTTTCACTACATTGCATCCATTACTTTCAACTAATTGGCCCAATGCTCTTGAACTCATACCTACCTTCACCCCATCATTAATCAATGACCTGACAATTAAGCCGCACGGCGTTGATAATACTTTGCTCTTACCATGAAATATATTTCCATCTTGGGTAATTTCAGTAACAATATGACAGGCTCTCTCTAAATTTACGTCTGCAGTAGTTGGATGGTTTAATTCACCCATTGCTCTTTTCGTCCCTATCATTTCAGTTTTATATCTATCAACTTCTCTAACCATTTCAGACAAAGGATATAATCGATTATTTCGGTTTTTACCTTCTGCCATCATATAAGGCCCTTTAATAAATAAATTAGAAGGTGAGTTCCTATCTTTCTGTTCAAGTATATACTCAAACTGTTCATCGGGCGCAGGTGTTTCAACTATGAGTCTTAGTGACATAAAAATATTTATACTAATTTATCTAATTTTTATATAAATCAATAATAAACTAACTAAATAAATCATCCTCTGTAATAATAATAAATTCGTATCCCTTTAATAAAGCATATTTTTTTGCACTTTCCCATTTGCTGCTATTAACAGCCCACATACTCTGTTCATATATAATGGTTGCGTTCTTTTTCCTGGCTGAGAAAGTTGGAGGAACAGTTTGTTTTTTTGGTTTAATCTCAACCAAATATTTTTTAATTTTTGTACCTTCTTTTAAAACAACCCAATTGTCAATATAATATCTATGAACTCGCTTATCTATTGGACTCACATATGGTATTACTACATTTTCTGATCCCCACTCTAATACATTTGCATTTTTGTCAGCCCAATGAAAAAATTTTAATTCATAAGAAGATCGATATGTTGCTGTTGTGCCTTTAAATTTTTCTTTATTGCGCGGGATAAAAATACCTTGTTTGTAATAAGTCTTACTCATTAATAGGTATTTATTTAATTACATATTTTCATCGAGCAGCTTTAATATATTTAACCAATTTTCTTTGGTCTTAAAATATACTTCCATAGTGGTTGCGCCGCCCTTTTCATTCATTAAATAAATATCCAATCCATATAGAGATGTGTCATCTTTATATGAATAATACCCCTTGAAGTCTATTTGATTAAAACAAAATGCTACGTACCCATCAATATATATTTTAATTCTACCATTAAATATTTTAAATTCGTAAGTGTGGGTATGTTTTATCATATTAAATTAATAATATAGCAGGATTTACAAAAAAATTAACCTATAAAGAACATTGGTGGATCCGCACTGCCGCCAGCCGCAGCTGCACCTTCATACAACTGTTTCTCGAGGGTAGCTTTATCATTAGTTGCTTCTCTTAGTGTTGTAACGTCAAATACCTGTCCCCCGAATAATGCTACACTTCCAAACTTACCTCGAACATTAGCAAGAGTTAATTTACACAAAGCAAGTGCATATTGATAAACCCAAAACTCTTTAATAATGTCTCTAATAGGTCTTTCTACATAACAGCAAATTACTCCATAGAATCTTGTCGTACTTGAAGGCTGCGGATACATTCTAAGATATTGCGTCCTATCATCAAATGAGTATGATCTCTTTGTAGCAAGCATCTTCTCCCGTGTTTTTAACCAATCCTTCAAAGTATACCAACTTATTAAATCAAACCCATAGTTCCCCATTGCATAACTAAAATATGTCTGCTGTGCTAGTGTTTGCTCAATTGTAAATAATGTATTAATGCCAGTACTAGAACCTTCCTCGAAATCAGTAACATCAATGACTTTTCTGTAATCCATTGTATCGTAGTCAAACATGTTATTATATTTTGCAGCAGGCTCTTTATCTACACAATCCCCACCCATAGTCATACTAGGTAAATATGATTCATTAAAGTAACTGGTTATAGGCGTGCTTGATAAAGTTACCGAAGCTGCAAATGCTGATAAAACATTATTATATGTTGCAGAATCTAATATTTGATGAATAAATAACCCATTAGTAAATGTTGCACTTATAGAGCTTAATGTAGAGAAAACAGATGCTTTAATTGCGGAGTTTGTAATATATACAGATGTTGGAGCTTCAATATATGGTGCTGTATCTGCTGATTGTGTTTTATGGGTTAGTTTATTTTCTTGAGTAAGAGTCGTATTTGATAAGGTATATAATAGATCTAATCTCAAACCTATATTTGGTTCATATAAATTAGAATCAAATATTAAATATTCTTTAGTATAGCCTGCATATCTGGTAAACATCTCACATGCAATTGAAATATTTTCAAATAATTGATCCTGATGTAGTTCAACTGTCACAAGAGGCGCACCGAGTGTTCGGACAATTCTATCTGACAATCTGCCAAAGCAATCGATTTTACTATTTAAATTAGTACTTTGAAATGCAGATACTGGAGTTATTGCGCATGTTGACATATTCGTTTATTTATGCAGCTGGTGGTGCTTCTGGTTCAGCTGCTGCTGCGGGTTCTGGTGGGGGTGCTTCTTCACCGCCTGTTGCTGCCTGACCGCCTGTAAATGGTGGTGGCATTCCACCTCCCCCGCCTCCACCTCCACCACTAGGCGGCGCACCACCAGGCGCTCCACCCTCTGCACCAGCTGGTCCAGCGGCTGCAGATGCTTGTGCTTCCATTTGACTTTGCCAATTTGGACCCATAGCTTCAATTTGAGCAAGTTCCCATTTAAATGCTTTATCATTACGTAAAAATTCTCTATTTGCCTTTATGTCAATTTCAGACCAACTTAATAGCTTTTTCTGTAAATAGGATGGTGACATAGATTCTTGGCTTGCAAGATTTGTAAAATTACCTATCTTACCTTCCATTCGCTGAGACTCTCTCAATTCATAAAAATTGGTGGGCACGTTAAAGGCAATATCAATATTTTGTTCTTTAAGCTCTGATTCTTGTAATATGCCTTTTAATTGTAAGTGAGTAATAAACCCATTTTTTAATCCCGAAGCAAAAATTTGTTGTAATCGGATAATAAATCGCGCAAATTTTAATTCCTCTCGAAGCATATCAGCACCATCTTTATATGCTGCTTCTGGCGATAATCTTGATGTAGGTACTTTTAGAGACTTAAAGAGCTTTTTAACGAAATAGTCTAAGTCTTTTAATTCACCTAAATTAGCACCACCTGCTAACTGCTTTACGTCAGTAGCCTCACTACCAGCTCTTTTCGCGAACCAAAATGCATCAAGCATTGATTGCGGGTTAAATTTTTGTACTACTCCCCCTTGCGCATTATCAAACGTCTTTGATGACCAATAATTTTGTATTAATTTTCTTAAGTATGCTTCTGCTTTAGGTGCAGGCATATTACCAACATCAACGTTAAATACTAAACGCTCTGGTGCTCTAACCAGTCGATAAATTACAACAGAGTCTTCTACTAGAGATAATTGTCTATATGAACGGCGAGCATTTTCAATAAACGGCAAATGCATAGTCTTATTTTCATTCCATATTTCAGAATTAATATAAGTTGCCTGGTTTTTATCAATTGGTATCATATCTGTACCAATTTGCTTCAATGGATTATTAGGATCAAATACAGGCTTTCTATATAAGAATCCCTTGACCATTACATTCTGTACATTCGAATAAACCGGGTCGATTAATTCCGAAGGCATTTGTATGATGCCTAATATACCTTCTTCAGCATATTTCTCATGTATAATATGCTCAAAATATATTTCGCCCTCTATTAATAATTGTCTAAAGTATCCCCAACCCTTTCTTTCCAATTCGTAATAATTAATGTATTTTTGAAATTCTTTTAATATATTAGATTCAACATAATCAGGTACAGTAGCATTAACAATTTTTAAATTTACAATATTACCATTTGAATCTTTATTAATTATTTCATCACAAATCTCATCAAGTGCTTCTGAGACTTCAGCAAATGCAGCCATTACTCTATAATCACGGATACGGGCAGGCTTATCCTTTTGGATATTTGCATACATTATTTCACTAAACCGCTTATCGCCTGCTATCTCGCCAACTGCCTGATTATTAAAATCATATGACTGTGAGACAGAATATTTTGATAATACTTCTGCTCTTCTAGTACCAGTATTTTGAAAATATCGGTACTTGGGATTTATCTCATCAGTAGTCTGGACACTATTTACACCAGAGTATGGTAACTTGGATGATATATATGTCATCAGCTCTTTACCAAATGTAGATGATCTACCGTCGTCCGTATGATTCATAATTTCTATTATTTATTTAAATATTGTTGTTTTTCCATCTGTATACTTACACTTTTGTAAATGTTACATCTGCACTCTCAGTACTAGCCCACCCGACCTTGTCAATAACAACAATATTAAATTTACCATTGGCTGTTAAGGTTGGTAAAGTAACTGTTATAACATTCGGTGATAATACCTCCCAATAATCTTGAGATAATATATATCCAGATACTGTCGGAAAATATGTAAAATTAAATGAAGTTAATGTCTGATAAAAATTACTTACATTACTACTTAACATTACATAATCAGTATATTGAAAGCTTCTGCCCTCAATGGTAACTATACCCCCGCTGAGTCTACCTGAATTTACAGTATAGTTATTATACAATTCAAATATATTATTACCTTTATTTGCATTTTTATAAAATACATTAGTAATTGATGGGCTCCCTGATACACTTACTAATTCAGTATCAGAATATAGACGTGAGCTTGCTGGGTACGTTAATGTAAGACCTGATAGACTAGCATAGTCATCATACGTAGTCAAGAAATTAGCTGTAAAGTTATTTATATTATTAAAATTAGCATTTATGAAGAATATATTTTTTGAATAATCAGTTGGTGCTTTTTGAAATAACCAACCCTTTATAGTAAAGGTGGTATCGGCTGTTATTCTTGGTTTAGCTGACCCGTTCAATTCAAGCGGATATCCCATTGCAAGATTGCCATCCCAAAGTACTTCTGATCTTATTTCTTGTTCCTGACTTAAATTAAATGTACTAGGAATTTTCCATGAAATAATAATATAGGGGTTCGCATATGGAACGAAATTAGATAATATTTGATCCATGTCAGTCTGATAATAGGTCATTATAGACATACTAATAGAGATATTTACGGGTGTAGGCATCCCGATATGCTGAGTAAATTTATTAGACTCATTTGTCCTGTTAATAGGTACGTAGAGACCCTCTAATTTATTAAATACTCTCGTCTCGTCCCTAGTTATACTGGAAATATTAACTGCAATAGCTGGTAATGTAATATTCTGTGCTTTATTGACAATATCAAACAATACACGCTCTTTAGGCGCATACACATATTTTACTTGTATTTTTTCTTTTTCTTCTCTGTCGTTATTAAACCTCTTTATAACGACATCATCGAACGCAGCAAGAAACTGCGTCAATATGTCTTTTATTTCCCAATTGTATGTTTGATTTTTAATTTTGTATAAATCTCCTAATCTACCAAGTATTTAGTTAAATCTACTTAAAAAGTATTTTGGTAGCTTATGTTTATTTCTCATAACTGCATCTAAGATATTGCCATCTAAAATATAAGTAACGCATTTATCACCTGTATGTCTTGATCCACGCCCGCATGCTTGAATTAAATTATTCAACATTTTATTCTGATACCAATTCGGATCTTCTTTAAATAACCTCTTAATGCGTTCATCACCTAGAGGTAAATAAGATGCCTTTACAATAATTTGAAATCTTGCAAGATCATCTTTTAAGTCTACACCAAACGTCAATGATGGACTAACAAGCACAGTATTCTCAGCAGACTCAAAATGTCGTGCTAAGATTTGATCATTACTAACTCCTGGCTCGCGAAAAATATACCTACCCGCTTTTAAATTATTTTTGAGATAATCTGTAATTTGCATTGTATGGGTATGAATAACCCCCTTATGCATTTTATGTACCTGACAAATCTTATTAATCTGTTCTGTTAAATATGGTAATACCTCTTTAAGATTCTTGTAATTAATTTTTACTTTATTTGAAATATAAATCGGTGAATTAGCAGGATCAAAAGTAGAGTCAACTTCAATATACTTATAGTCTTTGATACCTAGAGTCTTTGCAAAGGCTTTATGATCAATAATTGTTGCTGACATTAATAAAATTTTATCAGCATATTTAAAAATATTACTCGCAATATCAGATACTCTCAACGGCTTTAATGTTAAGCCCTCTTTTTCTTTTTCAATTAAATACTCACATTGATTCCAAGTATCTAATGTAGTCTGTAGAGACAAGCACAGTTGATTATAGATTGAGTATTTTTGCTTATCTGCTGCAGATATATTTTTACTCTTCTTAAACATTTTTAGTAAGTCATCAACCTCTTGATTTAACTCAGCAACAAACCCACATAACCAAGTATGAAATTTTAAGTAATTATTAATTGGTATTGATGTAATACCATGACCCATTTTTTTCAATAATTTGTAATTTAAATTTCTTGAATACTTACTAACCAATTCATCTTCTAGTTCAGAAGCTTCATCGCAAATCATATACTCGCGATATTTTACATGAGCGGGTAAAGATAAAAACATACTATAGTTTAACACTCCAAACTTATTAACGAGCGTTTTATTTCTTGCATTATAGTATGCACACTTATTTTCATTCTGACAATTACCTTTTAATTGCTTTAAATACAAACAAGGAGCCATGTCAGCATTAACAGAATTATCTACATCACAAATATAGTTTGATTTGCCTTTAAGGATTCCACTATCATCAAAAATACTTTTATATTGATCTTGTAGGCTTTTAGTAATAGTTAAGGCAAATGCTCCGAATGGTTTATATTGTTCAGTATTAGTAAAATCACCGAATTGATTCTGCTCGTAAATACTATAGTCGTTTACATCACTGACATACTTAGCATCTGGCTCTTGACTCGAATTACTTAACGTCTTCGATAAGAAAGATTTACCCGATCCAGTTGGAGCACAGCACACAACATATTTATACCCCTCATTAAACGCGCTTTCTATGCTATTAAGTAACTCTACTTGTTGGGTTGTCGGAGTAAATGTAGCAGGGAAGTTATCAATTAATTTCACATTCTTATTTTAATGTATTTCCTACCAAAAACACAATTTCATTATCAAGCAACTTAGAGTTTTTTAATTTAGTATGATTTTTAATAATTTTTATAATCTCTGGATCGTTGCCAGTAATTTCTTTATTTTTGTAACTAAGTACAATCTTTTTATCTGTCTGAGTAGCTTTAAACGGGTATGGAAATTCAAAAACTTTATTTTCACCTTTATTATTTTTAATTATTAAATTTATGTAGTAATTATTAAGAGAAAATAATACAAAGATACCTTGCCTGACTATTTTTTTATTAATCATAATAGTTAAGTATTGTTGCAGGTTTCTCTCTAATATTTCCAATAAATTCATAATAATTGTTAACTATTCATATACAATATTTTTTCCGCTGTATTCATTATTAGTATATTTTTATTAAAGTATTCCCAGAAATTATCATTGGGTGGAAATGTCTTAAGTACTTGGCAATTATAAGTACTAACACACCTAAAATTTTGCATTAAAATATCCCAAGTAATTACAATGTTGTTTGAAGCAGGATCAAATTTTGGATACTTAGTTGGTACCCTATAATTTAAAACTTGACGACCATTGAAGCTATCAAGAAGCTCTGTACTATTTGTACAGAGCATTCTTCTATATGCCGACTTACCTTCTGCGGGTATTTTACGTAGAAACCTTATTTCGAGTACGCTTGTTAACAGTGTGTTTTTTAGTTGGCTTGTTTCCATTTTCTGCTACTTTTTCTTTTACGTTTTCTTTTACGTTTTCTTTACAAATTCCAAATAATCGTTGCTCATTCAGAAACATCCCTTTCCGGACAATACCTTGGCCCTCTACTTCAATATTTGAAACAGCTGCTCCTTTATCATTTGGGAACATAACAATGTCACCTACCTTTGCATAGTTGACATGAGGGCCAATTAACTTCACTTTACCTTTACGCCATGCTTTCGTTAAGACGTTAGTTGGAATAAAAATACCATTGCGTTCAATTGCTTCGCCCATCCCATCAGAGATCTCGTCAATCATTTCAACGAGAACAATATCATCAAAAATAAATGATAATGTGTATTCTTCGAGACCGAACATTCCACCTGAATGACCTTCGAGATCAATTAGGCCTTTTACTTGCTTTAACTTATCTAAGTGTGTAGGTATTTCCATTGCCATATATTTCTATTTACGTGCATGTTTTTAATTATCAAGCAAGAAACTCTAAATAACCTACTACTTCTTTTTTTGATAACTCGTATTTTTTTGCGATTAACTCAACATCACTATTTTCATCTAGTTTTTCTTTTACTTTCTTAATATAATTAAGTCTTGTTCGTTTCATTTTAGGTAAAAGATTATACATGAAATTATATTGATCCTTTTTTACTTGTAGGTTTGACCAGTATCTATTTGTTGATTCATTAATAATTTGAGCACAAATACAAGAATGCATACTAATCCACCTATTAGCCATATACATAGTGAATTGGTTTTCTTCATCGGGTACTTCTTCAATTTTCTTTTTTGTAAAAATTAGCGAATCAATATAAGTAAATATTGTATTTTCGCTCATCTTAAACAATGACTTTAGTCGTCGCAACATACATATCTTGTAAATTAGTATAAAAAATTTCCTGAATATCTACCATAAATGATTCTACATCTTCATCACTTAGATTAGTACTGAATGCAAACCCTGGAGCTGATCTACCTGCTACAATATTAATTCCAGTATGACCGAGAGCAACATTATTTTTTGAATACGTAATACTAACTGAGCATTTACCAACATTATACTCTTTATTATCAGACCCAGTAAACGGTTGATGTACCATTAAATCATCACCATCTACTTCAATTGGCTTATTGAGGTATTGAGTAGATAGAACATTAGCAATCTGCACATTAAACAATCTCTGAAAGGCTACTGCACCAAGCGGGCATAAGTTTGGAATTTCCCAGATGATATTAATTGCATCATAGCTATTGATATAGTCGTTATTTAAGAGATCCTCTTGATCTACTAAGTTTTCCTTGACATTCATATTACCTCTGAAGATAACAACATCCCCAAGGGGTCCCACGTTTTTTCGGAGGTACCTATAAGCGAATCGTTGATGTAAATCTGATCCATCGTAGTTCTGCACATTTTTAATAATCATATAATATATTCTATCTTCTTTCCTTTTATATACAATCTAAATTTCAAACTTTCTCTCCCATTTATAAAAATCAATATTGTTTACTTTTCTCATAAATTTAAACAAACGTTTAATTACCCAATTGTACTTTCCGTATATGTGTCTGTATAAGAATGTGCGCTCAAATTCGTTTCTTTTTTTTAAATTGTCCATAACTTTAGCAAGGCGCTGTTTCCGCTCTGTATTGCTTGATGACTCGTAGTTAATAAGATCTATACTAGTTAATACCCCATTGTAGAATGTTGCTTTATAATCAATAGAATAATCATAGTTATCGCTTTCGTAGTAATTATAAAACTCAACCGTATTGGTTATATTGGTTGTTTCCCATTGTTTAGTTTTTGGTGAAAACAGCAATAATTGTTTGTTTTGATCGATCTTGTATTCAAAAAGATAGCATTCAAGGTCTTTTGTTTGAAAGATCCTTGACGGTAATGGTACTTTCATTTCTTTTGGCAGAGGTAATCCGTCAAACTCTACTGTAATTGTGTCAAACATTCCCATAATATTATAATGTGTATTTTTTAGTTGAATTGTACTCGAAAAGCTCATTCATTGCAATGCATTGAGCATAGACATTTTCTTTTTGTTCTTTTAAGTATTTATGGAAGTGACCATAAAAAATTTCTGTAACACCAGTATTTAGTGCAATGTCTGACATTACTTGTCGTTGATCTGCAGAATCTTGCATTAGTTTACTATCTTGTTTGGTGTAAAATTCATAAGCTGTGAGTAATGAGCTAGTTGGGTTATTAAAATGCTCGCAAGTATCATGAGAAAACATTACTTCACATTTATCTGGATATTTCTCAATTGCTTGCGTTTTTTCATCCTCCCACCAATCAACATCCTTTTTACGTTTGCAGCGATCGAGTGATATTCCACCACCAACCATTATTGCTCTCTTAAAGTTAGGGAAGATTCCATGTGCGGCATTTTTAATAAAAAAGATATAAGGTAAATGAAGATTCCAAAATTTATCATCTGTAGAATCGTGGTTACCTCTAATAATATAAAGATTGTAATTATTTTTGCTGCATATTCGAGCAAAATAATCTAATTCCGTTAATGTATGTTTATGTAGCTGGTTTTTATCAAAACCAATTCCACCATCACCCATGTGAATTATATCCGATCCTTGTGGGATATTACCACTGTTAAGTATTTCACGGGTTTTAACTAAGTCGTGCGTATCACCAATGAGGATGGCGCTTTCGTTTCTAAAGTTGTACGTTTTCATTTAACTAATTTTAAATGATTTCCTTAGACTCTTCCAGCAATTTTTTAAATTCTTCTTGTGCTTCATTGTCTGTAATATCATAGTGCATACCAATTTTTTTTATTACCTCTGTGATCTGCATACGGTTTAAATTTCTTTTATTTTTATTGGATCTATAATCATAGGAAATATTTTTATAGTGCAGACATTTTAACTCATTATCAATATATGGTATTAACACTTCATCGTTTATAGAAGTAAATTTTGCGGAGTGTGCGCCTATACTATAATGGCACCGTTTAATGTATTTGGGTGAGAACAAGCAGGGTTTACTGTACATTATCTCTGCTGTTCCAGTTTTAATTTGCTCGGTAATTAATTTATTATACTCAGGGAATTTTTCTGACACCATTTGATATCCAGTCGGGCAGTATAATGGTTTTTTTGTTGTAGTCAAAAATTCTATTAAATTAGGATGATATATAAACTCATCGCAATCTACTACAATAACGTAATCATCAGTAGAATCTTTCCAGCATTTATTTTTTATATCTCTGTGAATATAATCATTCATACTATTCTCGCTATGAAATGATATGACTTCTGTTTTACATTTTTTAAAGTTATTGACTATTGAGACAGTATTATCTGTTGATTCGTTATCATATATTGTAATTTTGCTTGAAAACTGGCTATAGTAGTCGAGAAAAAACGGCATAATTTGTTCTTCATTAAAAGCGACTGCATAAACTGATATATTCATATTATTTAATATATATAATATAATTCAAAAGATTACGCTCTTCTAGCTGTCAGATTCCCTTGGCGCAATTAATCCTTTTTGTTGCAATAGTTCTATGGTGTCGTAATTTATTGAATGATGTGTGCCGCGACCGTTCACGAACATGCTGACAGGGTATTTTCCGTAGCTATAATCTTTGTCTATACGTTGGCCTATATTTGCTTTAAACAATGCTGTAACATCTTTCAATTTCGGGCAATTGTCTATTTCTAGCCGTTTACCAATATACCTAGGCAATCCATTTAAACTTTGAAGAGATAGCTCAGAGCAGGTATATTTCCCCGCTACATAGGATGGACCACCTTCAAGAGTTGTTATTGACAGGCCTTTTAAATTAAAATCGCCATATATCTCAGCTGGGCATCCATTTAGTGAATTAATACCTTTAGACAACACCGTCATTGAGCCCTTAATCCTATTAGGTAAGTTTTTTAAACTATTAGTGTTATATGGAGCATAAAACATATTACATCGAATAAAATTAAATTTTACAGGTAATGTAGTAACTATATCATCAAATGAAATACAGGTATCGGTTGCAATATTAACAGATCCATCTTTAAATATTTCGTATTGATTCTCAGTTAATCTTTTTAGGACCTCCCCTTTATATGTATTCAATGTAATGCAATATTTTAAAAAGCTTCTAATGCTATTAATGGTTAATTTTTTGTTTTGATTATATTCAGCTAATATTCGTCTAAAGGTTTGACGGGGCACAGACGACCTAATATAGTAATTATTAATGTTATTAGCAAAGCTACCAGGCACTGGTTTTAATATATTAGCAATATTAGGTTTAATAGGTATCCATGTTTTTCCATCATCTTCTGAATAAGCTTGCGGTATAAATGCACGTCTTTCGTACACTACAGCTACATATCCATCTTGTCGGCCCCTAAATGCTAGACCACTCACTCGGTCCGCTTGAATTAATTTTCTAAAACATATATGCGCTAAATCACTAGAGTAGTAGTTATCTGGATCTCGTTCTTGTTCTTTTAAGCCTTCTTTTATTTTATCATACGGGAAAAACCGATAAGTACTACGCTGATTGTTAACTTTGTTAGTTAATAAGTTATGTTTTTTATATTGATCTAAATAATTTTGACCAGGTTTTGATTTTATAAATAAAAATTTGTCAAATATAAAAAAGTCACTTAAATCTATTTTTCCTCTAATAATATACTTACCATAAGTTCGCAACATTTCTGGATCTAATTGTGAATCTAAACGATAAGTACAATATAATCCTTTTCCGTACATTCCTCTCTTATTTTTTGTATTATCTACTCCCTGTTCCCATATTGCAGACGTTGTTGGATCTGCTGCAGTTCTATGATAAACAAATCCAGTATTGCCTACAATATCTTCACTTATTAAATAATCTATACTAACTTGTCTGTATGCTTGCTCAAGTAATACTCTATCATTTAATCCTATTAACATATATGTATTTATACTATAATATAATTAGGAAATCTATTAAATATTAAAAAAATGAAAAACTTCTACAAATTTTTTAATGAGGGTGCAGATTACAATATTGAGGATTTTTCAAGTAAGTGGGACAAGGCTGTCTCAGCATCAGAAGAATTGCGTGTGGGTCTTGAGCTAATGAATAAAATTATAAAATTGAACCCATCTGGAGAAATATACATAGTTGGTGGTGTTCCAAGAGATCTATTAATGGGTAACGAAATTGATGATGTCGATATGGCTACTAATATTTCATTCAAGGATTTATCAAAGCATTTCGAGTTAAGAAACATATCAAAGAATGATTCGCAGCCCGTATATACTATTTCATACAAAGGATATGCTTTTGATCTTGCTAAGTTTCGTGAGGATACTCAATCTGAAATGGGTAGACAAAGTAATATATCCACAGAAGTAGATAGCTTCGAGACTGATACAAAACGTCGCGATATTACTATTAACAGCTTTGGGTTAGACCATACTGGCAAAATTGTAGATTATCAAGGAGGGTTGCAAGATCTTCAAAATAAAGTTATTCGCTCTGTCGGTAATGCTAAAGAACGATTTAAAGAAGATGCAACGAGATTATTAAGGGTGTTTCGTTTTGCTGCAAAAATGGATTTCGACATTGAAGAAGATACTTTAAATGCTGCGAAAGAACTTAAATATCTTTTATTAAACCCTAAATTAATCTCCCAAGAGAGTATTTCACAGGAATTATATAAAGCTGCTAAGTCGGGTAGAACTCTATCAAACTTTTTACAGAAATTACAAGATGCGGGTATACTACATAACATACTTCCAGAGTTCTTAGAAATGGAAGGAATGACACATAATCCTAAACATCACCCCGAAGGAGACAGCAAAGTGCTTGGGCACATTCATGAATGTTTAAAAGCATCTATATATTCTGATCCCGTTATTAATTTGGGGGTTCTTTTCCATGATTTCGGAAAAGCAATAACTAGAGGTGAAAAAAATGGGCATTCAACTTATTATGGGCATGAAGAAGCTGGTGTTCCTATTGTTGAAAATATTTTTAAGAGATTACGTTTTGCGCAACTTAATCAAGCAGACAAGAAAAATATTCTCGATGCAGTTGCTAGGCATATGCTAGTTCATAATCTTGATACATTAAGTCTTAAGTCATTGAGAAAACTTATTCATAATGAATCATGGGAGACGGTCAAAGCTGTGGCATATTGTGATGAGGCATCTCGAGGCCCAGGGCTGTTTAATAAGCAAGAGTTTATTGACAAAGTTAATAGAGCAGAAGCAAAGATTAATACTGTTCCAGGTGGCGCGGATGAATTAAAAAAGCAGATATCTGCAATTATAAATGGTAATATATTTTTACAGTGGTTCCCGCAATTTCAAAAAAACCGGTCTCAAATTGGTCAATATTTACCTAAGATACAAGACTGGGTTGCTGAGAGGTTATTGAGTGGCGAAGCGGTTGATCAGGAGATGGCACATAAGAAAGCAGAGCAAATAGTACCTAAATCTCTTCAATAAATAAGGGAAGCCAGTATTAATACAGTACCATAATTTTCAAACCAAAGTTTTTTATGCTTCACTTTAATTGCCTTTAAGGCTATGGAGTAGACTGTGAATTGTTTTGGCCCCAGGGACCCTGAATAACATTGCTCGGTACTTGGGGTGGTTTTTTGTTTTTTGCGGAAAACCACTCCGGCGGCTGTGGCTTTTGTTTGTTTTTTGCGGAAAACCACTCCGGCGGCTGTGGCTTTTGATTAGACTGAGGCAGCAAGGGTAACAGTACGGCCCTTATTTGGTTTATTTGTTCTGATGTAAAACCACCTTTACTTTTTGCATAATTTAATATATTATCTAATTTTTTTTCATCAAAAAGGGTAAATATTTTCTTACATATGCTTTGTAGCATTTGATTTAGCTTGGTGTTGTTCGAAGGAGTTTTTCTTATCCAATCATGGAACATTACAGCAGTGAAACCTATAGTTTTAAAAACTGGCCCGTAAAATGGAAACAATGGTAGTAAACATAATGCCGCTTTTATATATTCTCCTTTATCACAATAAGCTTTACCTAATGCGTAATATATTGGCCATGAAGCTGGAGGGAACAAATAATGAACAGTACCTGCAGCTAAATGCGCTCTTTTTTTTGTGTTTTTAATACTGTCTCTAAAGCCTTCCACGTATATATCTTCATCATAAATTTTATTTGTATAAATTTGAATATATGCTTGCTCTAGTAAAATTCGGTCAGTAGAATGTAATTTTGCTATCATTTTAAAAGTTATTTATGTGCTATATTCGGGCTGAAGTATTAACTGGCTTACTTACTGTAGATGGTCCTATCTTACCTGATGCAGCCATTGGCTTACTTACTGTAGATGGTCCTATCTTACCTGATGCAGCCATTGGCTTACTTACTGTAGATGGTCCTATCTTACCTGATGCAGCCATTGGCTTACTTACTGTAGATGGTCCTA